GCAATAGACCAAGCCGTCACACAAGGCGTCTCATTTCGTCGTATAGCGTCACAGTTCAAAGTTGGCTACAAATCGGTCGAACGGCATGTAAAAAACGGTCATGTGGCTGCCGACATTCAAGCCGCTGCAAACGATAATCAGATTTCAAGGGGCAAGGATCTTCAGCAGAAAATAGACGAAGCCTACGCGCTTGCCCTGGACGCCGCCAAAGAAGCAAAGAAGAAAGATCTCCGTGCATTCGGTGGCTGCATCGGTGGGGTTATGAAGGCATTGGAAATTGAGGCCAAGATCAAAGGGCCCGGAGACAAACCAGAAGTTCCCAAAGAAAGCGGCTTCATGGCAGGCTACATGAAGCGGGCTGGAGAAGTCTATGCAAATGACCAAAGCCCGCCGGGTTGATAAACCTGCCTTCGTCTGGCAACCTCCGAGCCCGAAACAAGAGCAAATATTGTACTGGTGGACTCCGGAAAGCCCTCATAAAGACTTCGCCTATTTTGAGGCGGAAGGCTCTGTCAGATGTGGAAAAACCGCGCTCGCTGATTTCTCGTTCACCAATTGGGCTTCTTTCACCTATGATCAAGAAGAATTTGCTCTCTGCTCCAAAACCATCGGCACGGCGATAAGGAACCAAGTCCGACCGCTGATGAAAACGCTCTCTATTGAGCCCTCTTACGAAGTGCAATTCAAGCGGTCCCAAGTCGAGGGTCCTCATCTCATAGTCCATCAGAAAGAGCTGGATCACGAGAACATCTTCTGGATATACGGAGGGAAAGACGAAAGCTCTCAAGACCTGATCCAGGGCAAGACCCTGGCAGGAATCCTATTCGATGAGCCACCGCTGATGCCTCAGAGCTTCATCAACCAGGGGCTCGCAAGGCTTTCAGTTGAAGGCGCAAAGGCCTGGTTCCTGAACAACCCGGAAACGCCTACTCATATTCTTTACGTTGAAACACTCGATCCTTTCAGGGACGCGGGAAAACTCTATTTCCTGCATCTGACGATGGATGATAATCCAGCGCTTTCTGATGAAGCCCGGAACAGGATCACATCCCAGTGGCCGGTTGGATCTGTGCTCTACCGACGCTATGTGCTCGGAGAGAGGGCGGCAGCAGAAGGCCGGGTATTCAGCTTCTTTGAAGAAGATATTTCAAAAGGCTTCGTAGTCGACAAAGTGCCTGTGGATTTCATCCAATTCATGGTCAGCCTTGATTATGGCTACTCTAATCCTTTCAGTGCCACTTTATGGGGGCTGTCGGGTGGGGTATGGTATATTCTACAGGAGTTCTATTGGGATTCAAAGGAAGAGAAGCGCCAGAAATCGAATGCGGAGTACATCCAGGATCTCGACAGGCTCACGCACTGGCAAGGCAAACTCATATTCCCAAACAAAATCCTTATACCGCCCGAGGAACCCGGATTTATCAAGGAATGTAAGGGCAGCCAATTTCCTCAGCTCTCCTCAGCAACCGCTGCTGATAATAGCATAATGCCAGGCATCGAGGACGTTACGACCATTTTCAGCTTAGGGCGATGCAAAATTTACCAGAAGAATTGCCCTAAAGCTATTTGGGGTATTAACAATTTGCTCTGGGATCCGAAAGCACAAGAGCGTGGCGTCGATATGTTTCTCAAAGGTGGCAGCGGATCACCTGATCATGTCGCTGATGGCATCAGATACGGTGCAAGAAGAGCAAAAAAAGAACTGGTTCAAATGGGACTCATATGATCACTCCTGACAATCTGCAATCACATTTCCAGCGCGGCAAGCCTTGGCCCCCCGAAGAGGATATCGGCCCCGGCAAGCGCCTCACCATCTACGAGGAGAACCTGAAGCTCTGGCAGCGCAAGCACGACGAGGTCTACACAGTACTGCGAAACCTCTATGCAGATAGGGAGAAGGATTTCAACAAAGTTATTTTTATCCTCAATTTTCATAAGCAGCTCTCCACCCTGTGGGCCGATCTCCTCCTCACTGAGAAGCCCACCATGAAGGCCGGGCAAGAGGCCAGGGATTCTACGGGGAACATCATAGTCCCTGCAGAGCAGACCTACCTGGACTCGCTTATCCCGCGCCTCTCTCTGTGGCTGAAGGCCTACGCCGCCAGGATCGACATGAGCCGGTATGGGGTTGGCGTGGCCAAGGTCTACGCAGAAGAAGGGCAGCCAGCCAAGCTGCAGATCGTGGCCCCCAAGAACTGGTGGCCGGTGGTAGGACCGGATGGTGAAGCTTTAGGGCATATCATAGCTTGGTCACAGGATCAGAAAATCCTCAACGTTGAGATCCACAGCGCCGGCTTCATCCAGAGCAGCAAGTTTCTGATCTCAAGCGAGGGCAAGATAAATTCAGATCCTTATGATGTTTCAGAAGTCCAAACCGGATATGACAAGCCTCTTGTCTTTCCGTTCCTGAATGCCATCACTTCAGATGATATTTTCGGGACCGATGACTACCAGGACATCGACCCGATAGTGAAGAGGCTAGAGATCACATTCACTCGCTCGGGCCGCACGCTGGACGCTCACAGCGAGCCCGCTTTTGCGGTGCCCGAGGATGCTCTTGGGCCGAAAGATCCAGTCACCGGCGAGCGCAAGTATAATGTCAAAAGGCGCGTCTTCCCGATGAGCGAAGATGACAAGATGGTGCCTCAGTACATCACATGGGATGGGCAGCTCGTTTCGAGCTTCACGCTCATTGACAAGGCCCTGAACATGCTCTACGTCATCTCGGAGACATGCAAGAGCGCCTTTGAGCCTGACACCCTCGGCAATGCGATTTCTGGCAAGGCCCTGAAGATGCTCATGATGCGGCCGCTCAAGAAAAGCGAGCGCTGCAAACTGCAATTCGAGCCAACTTTCAAGCAGATCCTAGAAGCAATTTCGGTCCTCGATGTGAAGAACGGGGTCCCCGGCGCAGTCTTGCTCAGGGATATTCAGATCACTTTCCGCGATGGGTTGCCAGATGACGAAATCGAGGAAAGCCAAATAGCCATGAATAAGCGCGCTGCTGGCTGGTCCACAAAGGCCATTCTGGAAGAGGCGGGCTATTCAGAGGATGAAGCGAACCAGATCGTGCAGGATGCCGCCGGGCAAGTCCTGTAAATTTTCTTTTCACAGTGCGCAGCGCCTATAGGCCCCGCACTTTCCTACCATGACAGAAACACCTCCCGCAACACCTCCAGCAGTGCCACCGGCCCCTGGAGAGGGCGGTGCTGGTCCCTACAAGGTCTTTCAGACTGAGCAGCAGTACCAGGCCGCATTGAATCGCAAGCTGGCAAACTATGTGCCTAAGACAGAGCTTGATAGCGCTCTGCTGAGGGCCGCAGCACTTGAGAACTCCCTCGGAACTGTCCAACAGGAGATCCAGGGACTCAAGACCAAGCTCTCAAGCTACGAGATTGGAGACCTCCGGCAGAAGATCGGAAAAGAAGCTGGCCTCCCTGCGGACTGGATCGAGGAGCTGAAAGGCACTGATGAAGCGAGCCTGAAGGCGCACGCCGAAGCCTTGCGAAAGAAGCTGGGGATCAAGCATAACGCTGGCAATCCCGTGCCGCCACTGACGCCCGGAACACCGGCGACGGAGAATGACGAGATGAACGCTGCCCTGCGCGCCCTTGCTGGCGTGGGCGAAACATCCGGAAGATGATTTTATGGGAACTTACGACGAAATTTTGGCCCGATCCGGGCTGACAACCAACGGATTCATCCAGACCAAGTACGTGCCTGGCGTGATCCAGGAGGCCGTCTCACAATCTATATGCATGCGCCTCATGAGAAGAGAACCGAACATGAGCACCAAGACCGAGAGCAGGCCCGTCATGTCCCTGTTCCCGGAAGCCTATTGGGTAGATACCGAGGCGGGAGATGGTACCAGCCCGGAGGCCGCAGGCGGGCTCCTGGAGACCGCAACTCAACAGTGGACTAATGCCACTATCACGGCCGCCAAAATGGGTGTTGTGGTGCCGATCCCGAAGGACACCATCGCAGATCTTGCTGAAGGGTATGACCTGTGGGGAGAGATCAAGCCGAGGCTGGGCGAATCCATTGCTCGCAAGTTTGACCAGGCAGTCATCCACGGAACTGCAAAGCCCACTGCTTTTCCCAATGCCATCATGACTGATGTGGCCTCCAAGAGCCTCACGGTCACTCACAAGGCTACCGCGACCATGAAGGATTACTATGACGAGATCCTGGGAGAAAGCGGCCTCTTCAGCCTGGTAGAAGGCAAGCGGTACAATGTAGATGGCATCATTGCCGATCTTAGCATGAAGGCCGGAATGCGTGGTGTAAGATCCACCGACGGCATCCCGTTGTGGGCATCTCAAGCCGGCCAGGGCACACCAAGCTATTCTCTGGCCGGTGTGAACGTGGATTTCCCCGAGAACGACTGCCTCGATCCCGCCGTAGCTCTCATGATCGCCGGAAACTGGAAGAAAGCCTTCTACGCTTGGAGGCAGGATATCCAGCTCAGCATGTCCGATACCGCGATGGTCACGGATGCCTCTGGCGCGGTGAAGCTCAATGCCTTCCAGCAGGATGTTGTTCTCCTGAAGGCCACATGTCGTCTCGGGTGGTGCTGCCCGATACCCGTGGACATCAAGGGCACGGCAAATAGGTATCCCTTCGCAGCTCTCCTTCCGGAGGCTTAGGATGAGGAAATATCTCATCCTTTTTGCAATCTGCCTATTGCTGGCGGTCACGGCAAGTGCTGATTGGTACCCCAAGAAGATTGATCAGGGAACACTCCTGCAGACAGACACCGGGGCGAACAATATCGAAGGCCTGATTTCCATCCAGACCATCCCCGCGGCTGAAACGGCTGATGTAGATCAGATATGCAATGACGTATCCCTGAACTCGACCACAAAGCTCCTGATCAATTCTACCGGAGTCGGATCTTCGAATTTCTTGGATGATCCCGACGTGCCCAGATGCATCATTGTCACGCCTTCAGACGTGGTAAGTACCGCTATCAAGTTCACTGGCTTGGACATCGCCGGAACAGTCATAACCGAGAACCTGACCTTCTCAGCGTCCTCCTCCGCCCAGACTACCACCAAGGCATTTAAGAACGTCACCCGGATCGATGCCACGACCACCGGGACGACAAGGACGGCGGATATTGGCGTGTCTGACAAGCTCGGGCTGAATACCAAGCTGAGCACCAACACGGTGCTGCTGGCGGCACTCGATAACACGCTGGAGGGCACGGCACCCGCGGTCACCGTATCATCTACCGTGCTGGCTCAGAACACCATCGATACCAGCGGCGCGCCTGCTGGAAAGGTCACGAAAGTATGGTTTGTAGTATAGGAGGCTCAAATGTCCGTCTTCGGGGAAACAGACGCTCCAGCATCAACTACTGAGCCGGAGACTACCGAGGCACGCAGCATGATATCGTTGCTCAAGGCGCTCAAGAACCAGAACATTAGCGGGGATGCCGTGATGCAGTCCAAGGTCGATGACATGACAGCACTCCTAGAAATAATTGCCGAGGAACTAGATACGGCCTGAGGTATAGATGGCGACCGGATCTTATCATTGTCCTGTATGCGGAATTGGTTTTGAGGCAAGCATCCTGGTAGGGGCAGATGTCGTCTGCCCCAATGGCCATACACTGCCTTATGATGTCGATCCGGGCGAAGATACTTCGACTTGTGGTTGTCCCATATGCCAAAAAAGGTTCAGTGTCGATCTTGTTCTAGGGCTGCCTGATTGCGATGAAGCAGACGAATTGGCTTGGGCTGAATATTACAACGAA